GAAAATGCACCTGAGTTTCCTCATGATTGGTATGCCTGCCGGTTTTACGGCTAAAATCCACCCAAGCATTGGTGGCCGAGATTGATACTGTTGATTGCCCACTGTCCGGATCTTCATTGATTGTGGGTGAGTCCATACGACCCTCAAAGATTAATACTGGATCCACTATTAATGTTTGAGCATCGTTTAAAAAGGCGGTATAAATTTTCACTGTGCGATCAATATATGCTTTATTTAAAACGCGTGATACCCATACTTGATCAACGCCACTGAGTGATAATGTAACGCTTGAAACCATTACCTCGGCAGCTTCTTCAATATCTGAAAAACCAATTAAATGGCCAACTGCGATATAAGTGTTTGAATCGTGAACAATGTCCTTATAAGCATCTGTCATGTAGAGGATTTCATCGTCAAAATGCACCGATACAAAATGCACCGGATGGTTTTGAAGTTTTACGACCTCAGCTTGAAAGGCGGATGTCGATGATCTATCCACTAAACCGCCTCAACCAATGATATTTGGTAAGACACAAAGCCGGCTGTTGACACGCCCATCTCTTGTATGTCCGCATCAAATGCCATAGTAAATGGCACATTATTATAAGTGACCGCCTCATTATCTGCCACCGCACTCATTAATGGCGGTTCAATTGCCAGTGTTGTTGTGGCATCTGTTGTTAATGTGTAAACTTTATCGTGGCCGGCAAATTTAATAAAATCACCAGCTTTTAATGTACCCGTTAAACCATCGCAGGCAATAGACGAATCACCAGCACTATCGCCGCCGTTTACAAGCAATGTGCCGGTGGCTGTGCCAGAAGTGTCTTTATAAATCGGCGGTTGGTAAGTAAATATCCCATATTGACCACGTTGCTGCTGTGCAAATGCCCAAATCGGGGCAAATTCTGCGCGTGATAATGGCGCATAGGTGGCTGAAATAGTCCATCTTTGGCCGCCGCGTGATCTTGCTTGGCGTTTAAGGCTGTGCGTAAGACTTACCAGCGTTGGTGTAATACTTGAAATATTGATGCTGTTCGCCACCGGCGTGCTTGGAAATGATCCACTCATATTGCCACCGCCTTACCATTGCGATTAAACGCTTGCCTAATAACACCAACAATGGTTGGTGCATTTTGTGCAATAACCGTGGCCGCCGTTCTTGGATCAAGCGCATTAACTTGTGGGGCATAAGTGACATTAACAACCTGGCCACCTCCACCCAATTCGTGATTGGGTGTAATTGTGCCACTTGCACCTGGTGTGAATAACTCAGCACCACGCTCACCAACCATGTAAGTTTGGCCACCTTTAACGGCTCCGCCACTGGCTCTGAAAAAATCACTAAAATCAATATTACTAATGATTTTATCCAAAGGCTTGGTGATGTTTCTTTGCACCTGCATGCGCACTAAATCGGCTGCAATAGATCGTGCCATAGATTTAAAATCTGTCTTAATACCCATCATCATATTAACAATGGCATCCTCAGTAGATTTCATGGTTTTAGCAGTGATTGAAGCAATATCTAATGAGCCTTTTTTAACGGTTTCTTTATAATCCTCAAAGCCGGCTTTCATCTTATCCCAAATGGTTTTTTTAGTTGTTTTTTTATCACCATCACCGCCACCATCACCATCACCGCCTAAACCACCAACAGCATTTTTTGCTTGTTTTATTGCTCTAATATATTCAAAAATACTTGATCTTTGTTCTGAAAAGTCAACCGGCTTTATACTTTCAAATGTTTTTGCTATTTTTAATTCTTGTTGCAATTGTGTTAATTTTTCACCCTTGCCGGCCTCCATCCATTTAGATGCCTCACGAGCATAAGACTCGCCAATTAAGTCTTTAATCCTTGTGTATTCTTTGTTTAAAACCTCTATTTCAGAAGTTAATTCTGATACCGTGCTTGAAAATGGATTTAAATCTCTTATCATTGATAGTGTTGATACAAATGAATTGGCCATAAATTCAATTGCACCGATGATTTTATCAACCGCAACTAAAACTTGAACAGCCATTTGTTTAGCTACCGCACCAATGCCACCGGCTTTGTCAATTTTCATCTGTACCCATTCACGCATTGAGTCGGTAATTGATTTAATAGCAGGCGCAAGTTTTGCCACCGCTTGATGAAATGCTGAGGTGAGATAACTACCAAAACGCGTAAAGGCATCATTGGCTTTTTCAACACCTTGTGCGGTTTCAGCACTCATAACCAAGCCGAGTTTATCGGCTTCCATCATCGCCTCGCGCATGGCCACCGATCCACCCTCTAGCACGTTGATCATCTTGCCACCGCGTGCGCCAAAAAGTTTGTAAGCTAGATCGGCTTTTTCGGTTTTATTGGTCAGTCCGGAGGTTACATCGGCAACGTCTGCCATCACATCGACTACATCTCTTAAAGTGCCGTCTGAGTTCTCAACACTGATGTTGTATTTCTCAAACACATCTTTGGCCAGGCCGATACCTTTTGACATGTCCGCCATATTAACGGATAACTTTTGAACGGCCTTATCAAGCTGGGTGGCTTCTAATCCGCCCAATGATGCTGCGTGTCTAAGGCGTTGCAGATTTTCAACAGACACACCGATGGCACGGCTCATCTTAGCCATTTCATCGGTAGCGTCTAGGGATTTTTTAACAAAATATCCAATGCCGGCTATGCCTGCGGCGGACACAAAGCCGGTTTTCATGGAGAAAACGGCCGAGGTTGTACGTTTTAAAGATTTACCAATGGCTTTAAATGCCCGCTTGGTTTTATCTTCTAACTTAATGACGTATTTAGCTTGCGCGTTAGCCACTGTTTTCCCCTTTTAGTTCAAAATAAGCCGCCCATAATTTATGCTCGGCCGTTGTTAATTCCATCACCTCATCTAACGATTTGTGCAAAATCTCAGCAAGTTGCAAACAAAAGCGCAGATCAAAATCTGCCTCTAAGGCTTTTTTGCTTCATCTACCGTTATTTCGTTATCAGCAATTTGCTCAACAATACGTGAAATGACGTTCGTATCATATTCACGCATAAGTTCATTGAGTTCGCCAACACGCCAAATCGGATCGCCGTCTTTATTAAGCGCACGTTGGATTAATGCCATACAAACTGCATCAACGGTTTTGCCTTGATCGTAAAGTTTCAAGATCTGGGCTTGTTTCTTGCCGTTAATCGCTGCCTTGTAATAGATGGTATCTTTCCACTCCTCAACATATATCGATAAAAGTTCGCCCGATATAATGTCGCTGAATTGCGCTTTTGCGTTGTCTTTAATACCCATTGATTAGGATACTGTTAAGTCTGCTAATGCGCCGTTACCCTTAAAGCCAAATGAAATACCTTGCGAGTCATTGGTTGCAGCGTTGACGGTGATTGTTTCAACGGTTGCTGTGCCGGTTTTACCTTTGTCACCAGTTGAATTACCCTCTGGGTAAAATTTCAACGTAACTGATGCGCCAATGGTCAATGCTGCTTGTGCAGTATCATCAATATCCCAAAATGCCTCTGCTGATCCACTCCAATTAGTTGTACCAACTGAATGTGTGTCTGCTGTGTCATTTAGTGTTGTAGTGTCGTGCGTTGCTACACCCTCTGTGTATGACCAGCCTTTGATCTCACCAATTGCATCGGTGCCAATGTGAATAACACCCTCTATTCCAGTATGTGTTGCCATTTTTTATAACTCCTTTTTAGATTTAACTTTTTTTGTTGTGGATGGTTTTTCAAGCGACCAGCCGCGCACTTTTGCGTTGTCAACCTGGCCAGGGTGTACATTGATTGGCTCAGATCCTTTTTTATACATTTTTGGCATATTGCCTCCTAACTTATTAAAGTGGTTACGTCTGATTTATTAACGCGATATAAGCAAGCAAATCGCATACTCATCAACCCCACGGGCTGATCTGAATCGCCGGATAGTTCAATCTCTATCCCATCAAAATCAATGTCTTTGCATTTGCCACTTAACGTGGTGTCACCACTGGCAAAAATGGCCGCTTCTACCTCAGCACCGATGGTGTCTAAAGTATTGTCTAAATTGGTGGTGGCTTTGGCGCGAGCCTCAACCACAATACTTAACAATCTAAGCTGTTTATTGGCGGACTCCTCACCCAATTCCTCGCTCAGTGTGTAAATCGTAAGCGATGGCACAACGTCATGATCATAAACCCGAGAATCAAATACATTTGCCCCCGTGGTAGCCAAGCCCGTAAGCGTGGTTTTAAGCTGATCGCGAATTTGTTGGCGCACGTGGCTCATTGTTTCTCCAAAATAAGTGAGGTTAAGCCGGTGCCGTCCGGCTGTATGCCGGCCACCTTAAATGAGATGGATTTAATCGTGAGCGCATCACCATGTGCAATGGTTGCCACATTAGCCTCAGCGCAAGTAAATACCGGGCGCACTCCCTCAATGCCATTAACTTCCACAAACTGGTTGTCGAAAATTCCGGCGATCGTAGATGCACCGATGGTGGCATTGTCTGCCAACTCGGTATCATCCAAAAATTCGCTTAAATCTTCTGCAAACATTTTTTATTTTTTCGCCTTTTTTTTAGCCTTTGATCCAACCGCTTTTTTGGTGTCAATTAATTTGACTGCTAATTGAGTTTCAACGTCAATACTTGCCCCTTTTGAAAAAGAGGTGCCATCGATGCCGACTGATGTTAATAATTGTAATTTCATAATTTATTCCTTTTTTTTATAAAGAATCACACTCAAAAGAATGTCATTTTTTATAAAGAGAGCCGGATCACCGACTCTCAATAATCAAAACTTAAATTAAGTGATGATGTCTGTCATTGCTGCGAACGACTCAGCGTGACGTACTGCGATATCAA